TTGGTCAGCTATCAGAACGATTTAATATACAAAGGGTACGAGCAAGAGATTTATGGCATTTGTCTCATCGATTGATTCGTAAGATTCTTTCACACAATCTGTGTTTTGTACTCAACAAAAAACTTGGTAATCCGCCTCTTCAGTTTGAATTGCTTATTTCAAGTTGAGAGTGGGGTAGTACGTATATTTATTACTATCCTAAAAAAGCTTGGGGTTCACAGTCTCAGCAATCAGCACCTATAGTTGATACCCAATCTTTAATTGATCAAGGACTAAACTTCCATGACTCTACCTCGACTCGATAGTGTAAAGAAAACGGTTAGCAGCTGGATTGTACTGCTAACCACATCTGCCAGCACACAGGCAGAAATACACGATAAACAATTGAACTCAAGCAAAGTGATTGATGTTCAATACTTAATAAGCAAATCTACGTTGAGCTGTTCTTTTAACACCTCAAGTGGAGAACTAATAAGCTTTTATACGAATCTTTTGGAAAATCCATCAATAGAGAAAAAAAACAGTCAGTTTATCATTGGCAATAAATATAAAGTAAAAAATGTAAAATCAATAAATAGCACATTTAAGAAAACGAAAAATGAAATATCTAAGAATATGGATACTGACTTCAATAAATTCGGTGTTAGAGTACTCAGGATTTCTAGTTTTGCTCAAAATGGAGATAGTGAAAATTTTGGATATTACATTATTTTGAAAGGTAAACCTTCATTCAATAAGAGTGTTTTACAGAAGCATAATATAGAATTAACCTATTCAACTATAGAAGAAACTAATGGTGGTAACACACGGATTCGATGTATTTTAGTTGGTTGATAGTTATATATAGTCAGCTCAAAATAAAATTGTTATGGTTGGGACAAACATCATAAAACAATTTGGATAAGTCGTTTTCCATCCAGCCTTGGCGTAGAAACTTCACCTGAGCCCATTTTTTCTCCCACTCGAGCACAGCTCTCGTCTTGCGCTCGGGCAAAGCAGTGCTTTGCTTTATCCTCGCTCAGGATTCAGATCAGGGCTGTACGGCGGCAACCATAGAATACGATGACCATGTCTGTTCAGTAGCTTTTGAATACGCTTGCTCTTATGAAATCTGGCGTTATCCATGACAATCACGCATTTGGTTTTAAGACTTGGGATTAGCGTGAATTTGCACCAGTTGTAGAATATGCTGCTGTTGATGTTTGTCTCAAAGTAATCAAGCGCAAACAGTATCTTTTCATACAGAGCACCAATAACGTTGGTTCGCTTTTTACCTTGCCAGTTGTAGCTATCGATACAAGGCTTACCAATCGGTGCATAACCATGAGAGCGAATGGTTTCAGACTCAAAGCCGCTTTCGTCCATATATACAATGGGGTAGCCTTGCTGCTTAAAGTGCTCAAGCTTATTCTGATACGCCGCTCTTTTGATCGGACAGGCTTTTGGATGTTCTAAGGTCTTTTTTTTGACTGATGCCTAACCGCTTTAGGGCATGATAAATGCCTGTTTTACTACAGTTTAAACGACGGGCTCGCTCATACTGGTAATCATCAGGGTGTTCTTTGACATCATTAAGTAGCACGTCATCTGGTATTTTATAGGGTTTGGTTTGCCTGGTTGTTTTGCTATGAATACGTCTCTTCCAGTTCTGTATCGTGGTTGGACTGAGATTATAAAACTCAGCCGCCTCGGCAAAGGTCATACCGTCATCTATACTTTTAAGAACTTGCATACGAAAATCTAGTGAGTAAGTCATAATCTTTATGATAACAATTGGATTTAATAATTAGTTTATAACACTTTTAAGTGGAATTGACTATATGCTGAAGAAACCGTACAAGTAAACTTGGTAAACTAACGACTCAACGAGGAGTTTACCATGTCCAAGAAAGTTAGAACTTACAGCACAGAATTTAAAGCAGAAGCCGTCAAGAAGATAGCAGATAATAACGGCAATATCTCAGCGACTGCAAAGCAGCTTGGCATCGCCATGCAAACCTTATCAAACTGGCATAATAAAGCCAATCAAGGCAAGCTTGAAGGGACTGAGCAATATGATCCTGATCTTATGAGTGCTCTTCAAGAAATAAAGCAGCTCAAGCGTCAGCTCAAAGTGGCTGAAGAGGAGCGCGAGATCTTAAATGAGGAGGGATAAAGCGAAGCACTGCTTCGCCCCGACGCAAGATGAGAGCTATGCTCGAATGAGGCGACGGCGTACTTCGCGAAAAACAGCCCGTAAAGTACGCCTTTATTAAAGACAATCAGCAGATATTTAGTGTCACTACTATGTGCCGTGTATTGAGCGTTAAGCCCTCAAGCTACTACGATTGGCTAAGTCGTGACTTAAGCGAGCAGCAGATACATCGTAATCAGTGCGAGTTACTGGTTAAAGCCGCGCACAGTGAAACCAAGGAACGCTACGGCTTTGAGCGTCTACAGGCGCACCTAAACGGGCAAGGACATGATATCAGCCCTTACATGGTTAGAAGCATTAAAGAGGAGCATGGCATCAAATGCCGTCGCCACAAGCGCTTTAAAGTCACCACTGACTCTAATCACAATAAGCTAGTCTATGACAACGTATTAAATCAGCAGTTTGATATGCAAAGACCGAATCAAGCTTGGGTCAGTGACATCACCTACATCTGGACAAACGAGGGCTGGCTGTATTTAGCAGGCATTAAAGACTTATACACTAAAGAGCTTGTCGGTTACGCCATTAATAAACGCATGACTGCTGATTTAGTTTGCCGTGCACTCACTATGGCAATCAAGAACAAACGACCTGCCAAAGGGCTAATAGTCCACTCTGACAGAGGCAGCCAGTATTGCAGCCATGCCTACCACAAGATCATTAAGCAGCATCAATTTACAGGCTCAATGAGCGCTAAAGGCAACTGTTATGACAATGCGCCGATAGAAAGCTTCTGGGGTACATTGAAGAATGAGCTGATATATCATAAAGATTATAAAACCAGATTTACAGCCATCAACGATATCATTAGATATATCGAGCTGTACTACAACCAGACGAGGATTCAAAAGGGCTTGGGCTATAAATCGCCAAGACAGGTGTGGTTTGATTATTATCGTCAGGCTGCGTAATTAAAATCTCCCAAGTTTAACTGTACGGATTTGACGGCAGGGGTCACTTTAGGTAATGCGAGGTTATGTCTAAATACAATGATTGGTGCGCCCACAGGGACGTAAAAAGGCAGCGCAAGTATATGATATAAATGCGTTATATAATTTTACAATTATAAAATACCGTAAGTAATACCGCATAAAAAAAGACGAAGCGCTAGGCTTCGTCTTTTTCGGTTATCGTGGTCATATCTTCTATCAGCGCATCAATGTTAGCTTTGAGCCATTTATTTGGCCTACCTGGTATATCAGGGGCTGGCAAAAACCCAGATGCTTGACGACGTGATATCGTATCATCTGAACTCCAGCCAAAAATACTTTTGATATCTGCTGTTGTATAGTAAATACCTGTCGCTTTCATTTCAATCTCCATCAAGCCATATTAAAAGAAACACTTGCTTCAACATCAAACTCAGTTTGGCATTCGCGGCAAGTTGCTGTTACTACTTCTCGATCCGCAACCTGATCTTGGCAGGTATATCCACCGCCACATTCCGGACAATTAGCATCACCCATGACTCGCTTCCTTATTTATCAACACCTTTTTGCAAGCCTCAACCAACAAAGGTAAGTCTTGACGGTTCTGAATAACCCAATGCAAGTAACCAGGGTTCTCAAATGCGACCTCAGTTATCTTGCGACCATAATATTTGCCAAACGTAAACGCCGTTGGAATCCGCGCTTCCTCGCTGGCAAGATACAACTGTTCCATACTGGTGATATTACCCAGCTCGCATAAGTGCTCTAGCAGCCACAGCGTAAACGTCACATCGTAACCAGCATCATGAGCATTGCGGCAATACTGGCGCGCTAAATCAGGGTTGATAGCGTAGGTGAGTGCGCCTAGTGAGTGGCTGTCCAAGTCCGGCAGCATTCTGCGTGCCAGCGCTTGCGTGCAAATCGCTTTGTACTGGCTAACATCAACGCCAGCATTAGCAGCGACTTGAATGTCGAAATCGACGTTATGACCTATGATGTAGGCTTCGCCGACTGGAAGATATTGCGGTACCACTATCTTATGATTGCGATAATCTTTTACGTCGTCTGGCGTAATATGACTGACGGCCATAGCACCATAGCTAATTGTGCGGTCAGGACAACAATTAATCGTATGACTAGGTACGCCGTCACCAATGTCGCTATACATCATTTCAGCGACGATATAACCATCTTCATGAAAGCGTATGTTCCGATACCCAAGCTGCGTCGCTTCAGCTTCCCTGCTAACATCGGTGGCTTCAAAATCTATAATCATTGCTGGCGTGTTCATGCTTTCGATTCCTTAACAAATTCTTCAAATAGGTAGTTATAGTCAAAAGGCTGCACCAAACCCATGACCGGCGCTTTCTTCTGCTGTTCAGCTTTAATCGCTTCGATATCAATCTCTTTAGGGAATTTAGACATATCTTTTTGCGCTCGTACCACAACATACGACTTGCTCATAATGACCGCGCCGCTACCATTACGCGCTGCATCAAACGCCATGTTTGCCGCGTCTGGTATCGTGCGTCTATCGCCGTAACCTTGATAATCAATCGTGGCACAGTACATTTCACCGTCAGCCATACATACATGACCAGTCACAACAAACTTGCGCGGCGATTCTAATATCTCTTTGCGCACCTTCGGGCTAATCCATTCGTCAAAATACTCAGTCCGATTTCTAACCTGATCGCCAGTGAGTGAGGTATCGAGGGGAATTTTCATGTAACCTTCGTACATTTCCGGCTTGCCAGCTTTAACCTGGTTCGCCTTTTTGACTGCCGCCTTCTTACGCTTATCACGGTTTTTAATCTTTGCCATTGGTAATGCCTCCTAGTGCTTGCCAGCTACATGATGCAAGTTAATATCTTGACCTTGCTCTCGCGCTTGCTGTATAGAATTATCCATTTGGCGAGTTAGGTTGGTGATAAGCTCCATCATTAGCAGCATAGGCTTTTCGATTGAGCCGTCCTTAACCAAGTAATCAAAGTTTTGAGCCAATGCAGATGCTTGTATGCTCATTATCATTGACGCCGTACCAGCACAAAGTATCGATAGTCTGTCGCTATCATCTGTAAGCGTTGAGATAACTACCATTGCTTGCGCTCTGTCGTCGCCAGTGACTTCATTGAAGTTGTCAATCAAGCTCTGAGATTCTTTTTCGATATTCTTATCCATAGTATTCATTCCGTAGTAGTTGAAAATAGGGTGTTTAGGCTGGCAGTTGTCCTTTCAAACTAACCCCAGCGTCATCGCCTTGGTGAGCCATCACCTCACCAACTAGCTGATACCAGTGGCCTAAACGATTGATGGTTATTCCAAATAAGTTAAAACTGACCGTCAAAGTATGGGGCGAATGGAATATCGTCGTCTACCGGACCAGGTGGCATACTTGTTTGCTGCTGATTGTTCGCTGGTGCGTTATTGCTTTGCTGTGTTTGTGGCGGCTGACCTTGGCTGGTCATCTGGTTATTAAAACCTTGCTGCTGATTTTGCGACTGATTATTCTGATAACCTTGCGCTGGCTGGTTGTAATTGCCTTGCTGATTGTTACTGCCACTAGCGCCATCTAGCATTTGCATCTGGTCAGCGCGTATCTCAGTCACGTAGCGGTCAGTACCGTCGTCAGCTTGATACTTACGGGTGCGTAGACTGCCTTCGATGTAAACTTTTGAGCCTTTACGCAAATACTGTGCTGCAATCTCACCCAAGCGATTAAACAGTGATATGCGATGCCATTCGGTAGCTTCACGTTTTTCACCAGATTGTTTATCGGTCCACTGCTCAGACGTAGCGACTGAGATATTGGTCACGCTACCACCATTACTGAATTGTCGGTGCTCAGGGTCGTTCCCAAGATTGCCAATGATTAGGACTTTATTAACTCCGCGCATCTTACTGTTCCTCTAATTGTTGGCTGTCTGCCATTGATTGAACACCATCATCAAGAATGGCATCTACATAATCATCTAAACTACTTTCATCTTGTGGCTGCTCTTGCTCGTAGCTTGATCGCTCGTCTTGGATAATCTGAGCATCTATCGTCGCTTTGAGTTTGTTTTGATACTTATCAAAATGAGCTGCTGGTATCATTGTCACGTCTGGAATCGCCTTTTTGATATTAGCGATAGAGTCTGGATTGGTAATACATGCAATCATCTTTTTTAAGATACTGGCTTGCTCGTCATCCACGTACTCAATGGCTGGCTCGCTGGCTTGCATCTGACTGACCTGCGATATCGCAGATGGTTGATTGTTTTGCTGTTTCGGGGTAACGTCGCGTGCTTCGGTAAAGTCCTCGACTTCATCCTTGGTGTAGATACCCATCGTGACTTCAGGCGCATAAACACGGCCAAAGAAAGCAGCGGCACGATACATTGCCATTTGCTGCGGCATCGTCTGCCACTTACTGCCTTTCTTGAAGTACCAGCCTTCTTGTATTGCCATTTCAAGGGTAATAGGAGAGGACTTGACCACCTTGCCGGACGCTTTATCGGTAGCCCAAGCCACACAAGAAAAGTCATTCATGTTGACAGACTTATTAAGCGTTTCTTTATTGCCGTTATTCCAAGCTGTTTCGGTATAGGCGATATCTTTATTGCCTAAGTCGGTAAACTCGAATTGCAAGGTAGTAAAGCGCCCACACGAATTAATACCTGCAATAATAAATTGCGATGACCAAGCTGGACGTCCTTCAATCAGATATAAGTTCTGCATAATCATTAAAGGATCAGCACCTAAACGACTGGACATATTGAGAGCCAATAGGCAGTTTGCGACCGCATTAGGGTTCTCGGTATAATTTGTGTTTTTGCCTTTACCGTAGCCAGTGGTCTTAGCTACCCAACTTTGGTAAATCTCAGGAACAATATTTGAGCTGGCGAGTAATTTAGCGGCTTCCATAACTTCTGAAAAATTTTGAAAGTTAAACAAACTACTGCCTGTCGCATTCATTTGCGCGGTTACTTGTACGTCGCTATTCATTAGTTACTCTCCTCACTAAGACCAAACACGCTATCAAACTGCGCTAATAGTTGGCCCATCATTTGTTTTTCAGCTTCAGCGCTGGCTTGTTCGCTGATATTGTTCGCAAACCAGTGCTGTTCTTCCTGATCCATCCATTCCCAGCCAGCGGCGTCTTGTTGATACTCACTCATGATCGTCGCCTCCCAGTCCAAACAAGTAGTTAAGCTTGTCATGTGCTTTTTTAACTGCTTCTTTCGCTTTCTTCGCGCCAGCAATGAGAGTGTCGATATCCAGTTCTTCCAAGTCATTCTCTAAGCGAGAAACCTCATACTCAAGATGATGGATTTCGTTTTGCAAATCGCTACAGCTTTTGCATGGGTCATCTTCAACCTGCACACTGCCATGATTGATTGGCAGTGCATCTAACGTGATAGCCAACTCATAAGCTAAGCTATCAGGGTCGCAATCAAGACCTTCATCGATAAGTTCTGCGTCGGTCATCGTTTTATAGCTGATTCTATTGCTCATGACTTTCTCCCATACGCCGCAGCGATTACTTTATTTGCATGGCGTGCCGTCTTAGCCTGCTGGCTCGCCTCGTATTCTTCCCAGCTCATATCATCATCGCTGTCCGGATTGGTGTTTTCTTCCAGATAAAGCTTGTGCTCTAAATGCACCTGGTCTTGCGCTTCGATACCAGTTGCTAAGGCACTCGCACCCGTAGCAATGACGGCGCTGGCGAGTAGGGCGGATATTGCGAGCTTTGCAGTCAGCTCGACGTTGACTAATTTTAGTAATTGTTCCATAATGGGTCTCCGTAGTAGGTAAGCCCTGATCAGATGCAACTGATCGGGGCTTTTTTATGCCTGAATTTTGACGTTAAGCGCAGTGATTAAAGCGTCGGCGTGTTTAACTGCTTCGGTAGCTATTTGGTTTACCGTAGCTCTGCTATTTGGATTAGCTATCAAAGCTTGGAGTGCAAGACCGGCGTAATACTGGCGATCATTTAACGAGTTCATCGTAGTCCTTACTTCGCACTCGCTTTGAACAGGCGAGTCGCTTGATGTGTAATGACCTTCAATCCAGCTTATTAAGTCGCTATTTTTAAATAGCAGAATCCCATTGATGTCGGTCGGCTTCATAAACTTGCCAGCTTTCCACCATCTGCGTAACGTCTGGTGATGAACGCCAAGAATATCGGCAGCATCTTTTATTCTTGTCTGCCCTTCAGGGTGCAGGCGTTTCATTGCAGATTCTTCTGTAAGAATTAAGCTCATTAAGTTATTCCTTATGTGATTGATTGAGTTGTTACGAGATAGACGACTGCGAGCAATCGGCTATGTTGTAATAACTTAAAAACTAAACTGTTACGCCAAGCGCAGCCTTCAGTCTGCTAAGCGCTAATTTCTCATCTTCCATAGGGTGTCCTTTTGAGACTCCTACCTCGATAACTATCTCAAGCGCGCCTGTTGCGTGCATGAGGTCCATCTGCTCGATTCCTACAGATTTAGTATCTACTTCGCTCATAGGTTCATCTTGATTCAAAGGCTTGGCACTAACAGCGTGACAGTCTTCACCGTATTGTTCGCGCAAATCCTCCATGCGCTCATCAACGTCATGAACCCATTCTGTTGTTGTAATTTCTTCGCCGCCATCAAGAAATACCGTAAATTCAAATTCCATGCCTTTATCTCCGTAGTAGTGGGTCATAGACCGTTGTTAAATGACTATGGTAAGCAATGGTTTTTCATCACTTACGATAGCCATCTATTCCCGCGCCCAATCTGGTTGAACGCGCTTCAAGATGGTTCTATGTATTCAATGCTGTTAAATAGTTTTAGCGATTGCTCGCAGGGCGGTTGCCGTTTCATTGAAATTAATTATGAACTAATGGTTCTTATACGTCAAGTATAATATGAACCAATAAAGCAAATATTGAGAACCAAAACGAATTATAGGTACAAAAAAACCGCCAATGAAGGCGGTTTGGTGGGAAAGTAATATGAAATTAATTGTTAATTTACGAAAAAACCCGCACAAAGCGGGTCAGCTGTAGGGTAGGCGATAAAAAACCCACGCGAGGTGGGTTGTCTGTGATGAACTACGGACAGTAATCAAGGTGGAATACAATTTATTAGGTATTGAGTATAAGACTATAATCCAAAAATACTCTAAGTATCTTATTCAAAATTTTCTGATTTTGTATATTGTAAGTTAACAAAATAATTTCTAATATAAAATGGATACCCAGAGCGCGGATGTTCAAGTACAGTCATATCAAAATATCCATGAGGCATATATGGTCCGCATTTTACGTTTAGAGGTTTGGACTCTATATAAGCACGCCACTCTTCAGCACACTTAGTACTCATTTTGCCTTTAGTAAGGTTATAAACAATTATCCCTCCATGATTGGTACCAGGTTTACCTGTAGCATAATTCTCTGTTAGCTGCCTAAAGCCATGATAAGTCCATTCGTTGCCTTTATGAAGCTTAGCCTCTGCTAACCACTCAAATTTATTTTCTTTAATAAAAAGATCAACATGGCCGTTAGAATGTACTTCTGACTCACAATTATAATCTTTACCGTTCAGATAGGTTTTCACGGCATAAGAAATTTTTGTCTCACCTTCACCCTGATGTTCATTAGAGTTTTTTTCCAAATATGCAAAGCAATTATCAAGTGCACTATATACTCTGTCTAGGAATAGCTGGTAATCACCAGAGTTATTTGCAACCTGTCTATTTAAGAAGTCGACGTTTGACTCCTCAGTAATATCAAATTCACTCATCAAATTAGACCTCCAGAGCTAATATACGATTGGTAGCGAATAATAAAACTTTCGCTAATACTAAAAACCGTATTAATTAAGCTCTTGAAATCTTCTTGAGAGACGTCTTCTCCAGTCAGAGGGTTAAAGTAATCCTTATCTCTTAGTATTCTAGCAAGCTCTTCATTCTCAAAATAATACCTTTCTGGCTCGTAGAAGTCATTGCCTTCAATATATGAAACCCATTCAATAATGTCATATGGTTTTAAAGCTACAAGGTGCAAGGTATAGTTGATATTTTTATTATTTTCAGATTCAACCAATTTCTTAATCATACTGTAATCAATTTCTTTAAGCGCCTTAATATCTTTAATGTCCTCATATCTCATCACAGAGTCCAATAAGGCCTCTGTAATTCTATAAATATCTTCACGAAAGTCTTCTTCAAAGCTTGTAGTTTCTTGCGCTACAAACTTAAGATAATAATCTTTAAGCTCATATGTTTTCATCTAGTAATTCCAATATAGCTAAGGTATGCAGTTAGACTCTTTACTATCTCTTTTGTATCAATTTCAACCACCTTACTTATATTCTACTGATCTATTCTCTTAACTAATTATAGAAGTTTTTTTATAGCAGAAGTAAAATCTGCAGTGTTGCTTGCCACGATCACAGCTTCGTATAATTCTGGAGTTTGTTTAGTTGCCATTGCAGCATTGGATTTTAAATCAATTTTATACTGTGTTACACGTTTAGTATCGAAGGCCATGAGTATACGGAATACATTAATTAAACCATTTACGCCTTTAACACCAGTTTCATGGTATACAGATTTACGAGCGTCAGGATGTCGCTGATTTGCGTGAACATGATGTATTACACCATCTGCAGTTTTCAAAGATAAATCATTCGCAACTCCTTCATTCTCATCATAAAATATTTTTATTTTGGGAAATAAATTTCTTGAATGATCAGAAAAAGTTGTACCTTCAACTGTTTTTTTAAGTCTAATAGAGAACTTGCTCATTTCTACGTTGAGGTTGCTTGATTTAACAATACCAGCCAAGTCCACACTAACTATAATAACTCTATTTTCTAAATCAAATGTATAAGAATTTAGAGCAGGAAAGCTCACTTTTTTCAGTCCAATGATGTTAGAAAACTCTTCTCTTAAGTCTTTACTAACCCTATCTTCGATATCTACTCTTGCATAATCAGTCACAACATACTTAAAGTAAAATGCTAATTTTTTTTCACCCAGTTCTTTCTGGAAAGAAATATCTATATCGGTATCATTGATAAGTTGACCTACAGAATAGGCTGCTAATGTTTCATCGGTTGATTGTTGAAAGTAAGTTAATAGCTTTTCAAAGGTATCTTCATTGACATCCAAGACCTTAACTAACTTATTATTGTAAAGTAAAATATTTTCAATATTAGATGCAAGGTGTTTGTGAGCGTTTAAGATAGTATCAGCATTTATCTTAGAAAATTTCAAATCATCTATAAGTTTAGAGACACTAGACCATCTTTTCGGTAGTTTTATTTCTTTTTGAAGATCGTCGACTATCTCTCCTATTTTTAATCCTCTATTTCTTAGAAAATCAATCATAGCTTTAAATTCATCTTTCAAAACTAGAAATTTTTGTTCAGTCATAAGTGTTCAATCCTAAATTATTACCTAACTAAAAAAATGAGACATTTAAAGCTGGCTCATAATACGAATGTTCAATAACTATTTCTTAACTTTAAAAGTCTCAATTCAGCGCTTCACGATATATACACCCTCAGCCCAACCTTTTTAACCTTAATCAAAATAATACTCACCTTAGATATCAACCACCCGGACAAATACTCTCACACGGCACACCGTCGTTATCTCTATCCAGCTTAGTATTACCACACTTAAGCGCCTGTTTTGCTTGCTCACAGCTCACCATCTGCCCACAGGTGCGCGGAAGTCCTTTGCACTGTGAACCGCCAGCACCTTTAGCGAATAGTGGGTGATCAACCTCAACAGATTCCTTCAGGACAGAATTGCCTTGAAATGGATTGTCTACTGTCTTAACTCCAGCATTGGAGAATAGGGCGAACACAGATAAAGCCGCTGCTAGTATTAACTTTTTCATGATTACGTCCTTGTATTGCTTTAGATGCATAGTAATGTGGCGAGTGAAGCGCACGCTATTCCTCAATTTCGCCTTTATTGCGAGTATATCTATCTACTGGCAAGTTATTCATGTCATAAACCGGAGCCATCACAAGTTTCCCAAAACTCTTAGCCATCAGCTTAACCTCATCAACGGACATATCCATGGGTTCGTTGTTTTCTGCCGCCACATTGATTTTAGCTATAAGCTGATTTATCGGTAATTTAGTGTTATCCATAATTTATCCTGCTAATTGTCTATAAAGAATGCTTGATTTATTACCACTCTATGTTGTCTATACTTTCTTGTATCTTCATTATTACAACGGCATCTGCATATTTACCAAAGGAGGTACGTATCAACGTATAAGCGTCCTCAGAAGTATAACCACCTTCTACCAATTCTATTTTATCAAGCTCTTGTTTAGCAGCAGCCATGCAGACGGTATTCAACATTAAATACCCCACGGATTCAGGGATGGCGCTGAACCAAACTGGCTTAATTTTACCGCCAGAAAGGTAATTACCATTTACATCGTATCGGTACATTTCTAGCTGTAATAGCTCGTCTTTTGAGCAGGCATACCTATGTTTATCTAGGTCATGACTACCATCTGGAAAAATCGATTTTGTCCATGCCTCAACATTGCCACTATTAACATCTGAAACAACTTCTGAGTTCTGCAAGTAAGCTCGGCTAGTCTTGCCGCCGCCAACATACGTCCATTTATCATCCTCTGCTATCGCTGACAAGCTAAACATACAAGCCAGCGCGCAGATTAAGCTGTATCTCATACGCACCTCTAATCATTAATATTCGACGTATTTACCCACCACCTTTCCAACTAGGTTGCAATCGCCCATTGGCATCATTCGTTGTTCATGCCAATTGGGATTGAGCGGACGTAGATACATATCTTCCGATGTCTCACCTAAAACTAACTGCTTGAATGTTGCTTCCGTGTCGTCGTTGCATTGAACGACTACAAGATCATTGTTCTTTAGTGCCAAAAGACCGGTCTCTGGCTCTACGAAAATAATATCTTCAGGGTCAAATTTAGGAAGCATGCTTTCACCTCGGACAATCAAGGCGAAGCCATTTTTTGATAAATTATTTGGTCTTGATACTTTGCCTATGGCGTCATCAAAAGTAACCGCCTCTACGTTAGACCAGCTACCAGCAGCCACCCAACTTAAGATCGGCACCTCATCCGAATTTTCAGCAATAGGTACATTCACAGTATCTTTTGGGGTAATTCTACTATCCCTAGCGCCGCCATTTTCAATGTCTTTTATCTTTTGCATTAACTCAGAAGGGGAAGGTTTGCTTTCTCTCTCTCCCTGCCCAGCAGCTAACCAATTAAAGTTAACACCCAGGAATTTAGATAGAACCTCAATATTATGATGGTCTGGCAAAGTTTCGGCATTCAGCCACTTATTGATAGCTCTATCTGATATAGCAAAACCCGCCTCTCTTTTTAACCTCTGGGCCCTACCTCTTTGGATATAACCCTTCTCTGTCAAAATTTCGTTCAGCCTTTTTGCAAATGCGTTCTTCGCGTCGTCTGAACTATTCATGATTTATTCCTTATGAACCGTTTGTTCAATTGTATTTCCTATTGTGTGAAAAGTCAGTACCTGTTAATATGAACCAATTGTTCTTATATTAGGAATCGTCGACATGCGAGAAACTCTTTTAAAAATCTTTATTGATGAAAAATGCGGAGGCGTTAAAGCCGTCGCTGACAAAACAAATCTTACCAGTCGAGCTGTCTATAAATGGGCAACAAAAGGCTCTTTGCCGCGTACCGAGTTCTCGGGCGAAACCAGCTATGCAGAAGACTTATCCGAACTATCAAAAATCTCCGCGGATGAAATTAAAAACAGATTTAAACCACAACCGCAGTTAGAACCAGAGGAAGCCTAACCATGTCCACAAATCAATTATCACTCGAAAAACAGCACCAGTCACGCAATATGCAATCAGACATCTTGCACGCAGTTGCAGAGACTAGGCAGGTAAATGTCGCTAAATGCCTTGGCGTAGAGTCAAGCACAGTCGGCCGCTGGCTAGATTCAAAAAACCCAGAAAGCCAAGTTGTGCGCTTTTGCGACATGCTAGCGCTCTGCGGTTTAAAGGTCGTGCCAGCCAATGCGAAATACTATGACGCGGCAAAAATCGAAATACTGTTTCGTATATCAAAGGACCATTTCCAGCGTTTAGATGCAGTTGATGACTTCTTTCAAAACGACGCTGGCATGAATGACGATGTGCGCTATAGCCGAGGAACTGGTTTATCAGGCTTGAATACTAATTCAAACAATGTACTTGGGTTACTCATGCGCTGCATAGAAGCTTGCAAGAGCCTGGTAGCTCCTAAGAACGATGTTAGACCGACACTGCTAGTCGCAAGATTGAATATTGAAAACGAGATAAAGCAAGAACGCCAAGACATCGTGGCTGACGATGCCGCGTTTTGGAAGGGCGTTTATATATTGGTCCACGTAGCAGCCGTATTAATTGTGCTGACGACGTTATACAGAATGTGGGGGCAGTGATGTTAAGAGAGCAGGTATTTTCAGATATTAGCCGATATGCAAAAAAGATTGACCCTGAGTATGCGGCGCAAATTGCTGAACATAAAGAAAAGGTCGGTTTTACTGACTACGATGCGCTGGGCGCACCAAAGCGGAAAGTTCAGCGCACAGATGCACAGTTGCGTGAGCTTGAAGGTATCGAGAAAGCCAAGGCGGAAGCAAGAGCGCAGGCAGAACATCAAGCAGCGCTGGCAAGACTGAATGACGGCACAGCGGTATTGCGTCAAAAGAAAGAGCGCACGCCAGTCTTAGAAAAAAAGAAGGCCGCAGCGCCCAAGAGAAAGAGTAAGGCGGCAGACACGCGAGCAGTAGCAGCAATTAGACGCGCCGGTCTTATCAAAACGCTAAACAACGGCGGCAAAATCAAGCTGGAACGCAAAGAAGGCAATATTAACGACAACCTGGATTATCAGACGCAGTACATAGACATTCGCTGGATTATCGAAAAGCACAAACTGGATATCAAGCGCATAAAGTCGGTCAGTGCTAACGATTCTTACTTTGTCCTAGATAAATTTGCTCGCTATCAGATGCCAGTGGCGATTCACGGCGGCGCTGATGATAAAGACAAACTGCTGGCCGCATTACTTAGCAAGCAGTTGGTGCTGGCAAGTGATATCACCGGCACTAATAAGCTTGCAACCGCGACGATCCTAAACCTCGCGACGATACATGACTTAGATTTTTACACCGTTTTTGATAGCAGTCGTAAGACGTACGGCTGGATATTCATCATGGACGAAGAAAAGCGTAAGGCTAAGCTCAAGGAAGTAGGCGATATGTTGCAGGCGCTGGATTTCTTGGAAGAACAAAAGGCGAAAGCTGGGCAATAAAAAACGCCTTATCAGCAGCAACTGATAAAGCGTCTAACAAACTTAACCTGTAACTGGAGTATCACCACATGAACCTTAGCAACGCAATTACCAAAAATCCAAGCAGCAACAAAGGAGATTATGCCATGCAATTCCCAACTATTCAACAAAATACTGATTTGCAGCAAGCGGTATCAGCACGAGAGCTTTATAGCTTCTTAGCACCTACTGAGCGTTTTGCGAGCTGGTTTGACCGACAGTTACAGTACGGTTTTATCGATGGCAAGGATTATTTAGGGTGTGAAGTTTTTAACACCCTAGCAAATCAAACACTTACAGACTTTTTTGTCTCTATTGATATGGCAAAAGAAATATCGATGATTCAGCGCTCCGACAAAGGTAGGCAGGCACGTCAGTATTTCATTGAGTGCGAACGCAGAGCGCGCCAGCCAGCCATACCGCAGTCATTTTCTGAGGCACTGCTACTTGCTGGCAAGTTACAACAGCAAATAGAGCAAAACGCGCCAAAGGTCGCTCATTATGACGCGGTGGCAGATCGTAAGACGTTGCTAAATGCCACGCAGGTCGCTCAGTCAGTGGGGATTAAATCAGCTCAGGCGCTAAACAAGCGTCTTAGCCAGGTCGGTGTGTATAACGCCAACTGCAAGCGCGGTAAAGCGTTTCAAGCGTGGTTCATTCAGCGCGGACTGGGTGAGATGAAGCAGGGCGATACAGGTCACATGCAGCCGTTATTTACCACCAAGGGCCAGATGTGGGTTTATGAGCTATTAAGCAAAGAGGTGGCGTGATGAATACTAATAAGAGGTACGCAATGCAAGCGACAGGCTTTACCCAGGTAGATAACAAGATATTTGATGCACAGCCGTATCTAACGCCTATTGCTTTTGGTGTGCTTATGCGAATGGTCAGGATGATTGAAGGTTATCAAGGCAATAATGACGCTGCTTTATCAAACACTTTTTTGCAGCAGAATTGCAATATGAGCAAAAACACTGTCTCAAAAGCGGTGACGGAATTGGTCGAATTTGGATTTTTAAATCAAGAAGTCCAGCAAAGAAAGACTGCTATCTACACTTTGAACTATGAAAATATCGCCGCTTTTGATGCGAAAAAACATGGTCAGAATTTAGCATCCCAAAATTTAGCTTCCCAAAATATGACCATTAGATTCCCAAAATATGACCAAGAACTGGGTCAAAATATGGGAAGTAATAAAGAAAACATAAATAAAACTTCTTTAAAGAAAACTATAAAGGCCGATGCGGAAGAAAAACCCGAAGTTAAAAAACTGTCACCAGCAAAACAAGAGCGAGAACTCTTGGTCAAATCGCTTTTTGACAAATGGATTGAATTATCTGGTCAAAAAATCAAACCCTCTAAAAAACGTCTTAGTCACATTAACGCACGATTGGATGATGATTTCACAGAACAGCAAATTATTGATGCTATGACCTACGTTGCCACTGATAGCTGGCATGTTACCAATGGTCAGAACCTAATCGAGATTGCCGTTAGGTCAACTGAGCAGTTGGAAAAGAAACTAATCAAGATCGCAGCGCTTAACGCACAGCAAAACAATACTCAGGGGAATACTCATGCAAGCAACCAATCAGCTAACAGCAAACCTCGCAGAGAAACTACAGACGAATACAAACAGCGGATGCAGCGAGAGTTTAACCAAGAGTTTGGAATCGAAGTACAGCCCGGCAACCATACAGACTGCTACAGCTAAAGTTTTAAATCTTTTCGCAGAACTCAAAGAAGAATACGGTGCCTTATTTGACGCCAAAGAACATCGCTACACGCCAGCCAAAGCGCGTGAATGGGCAGTTGAGCTACTAGAGTCAGGCATTAACGGCGAACAGTACCAACGTGGACGCTGGCAAGCAATCAAGCAGCAGGATTATCCCGTAGAACGAGCTTACAAGTTTATTCAGTTATGCAAACTGGGTGAGATTGATACATACCCCACAGCCAACGACGCTTTTACCATAGCTTGCCAAAATTGCGGCATGAAGGGTGACATAGAACGCGACTGGAAGCATGAAGTGGTTTATGAGACAGCAAATAGGATTGGATGGGGAAAGCTGGCAAGTGCGACGGAGTATTTCTTCAAGACGTTCAAGCAAGTGTATGAGCAGGTAGTAGCGGAGTACAAGGCTGGCAAGACGTTTGTTATTCCACAGTCACACCAAGTCGCTTATGAGCATACGCCGGTACAGGCAGGTAGTGAGGCGGATAAGCGGATAACAGCGGAATTGGCAGAGTTGCGGAGAATGAGCGCATGAGCAAGCCAGACAGATACTTCATCGCCTTCGTTCACATCGACATGCCTTGGTGCAGCAGTCCGAAAGCATGGCAGCCAGTTTCTAACGAGATTGTCTTATTCGAGCAGCCGGACATGCCAGCGTATGACGATATTGTGAGTGCCGTTAAGCAGGCGTGTCCAGCAGCTGTAGGCGTCGTGCTTAACAATTTGCATGAGATCAGCCACACAGATTTTCTAAGTTTTATTAACGGTAGTAAGGATTGGGAGGTGAGTGCGTGAAAAAAGACCCGTCTGACTACACCGCAGGCGAGCGCAAGTTTGCCGACTTGGTAGCAGCGCTCAAGGCTGGCAAGCCGAACGCTATGATCTATCGTAAAAATTCAGCGGTGACGCAGGCAGGTGATTTTGTTATTGGGTTGACCTACAACATCGCGCTACAGCGTTACTCGTGTAGTGCGATTGAGATAGACGGCGTGAGAGATAACGGCAAGCTGTGCGAGTGGGACCGAGAAGGGGGCGCACTGTATGACGATTTAAGCGCACTTAACATTGATTCGGTACATACGTCGGTCAGGACGATTTAAAGGGCAGGAGGGTGTGAAATTGGCGCGAATTGCAAGGTTTAAGAAGGCTAGGGTGGTCACTGATAAAGATGGTAAGAAAAGTATCGTCATGCCAGCGAAGTCAGAAGATGATATTCAGATATCAATTATCAAATGGGCAACTCTACAGAAGTATAAAGGCAGGCAGCTTGCTTACTATCTCAGTCATCCAGCGAACGGCGGCTATCGTAAGGATAAGGAGGCTGCCAAGCTTAAACGAATGGGAGTGCAGGCAGGTTATCCAGACTTGATATTAGATATACCGAAAGGTGGCTATCACGGATTGCGAATTGAGCTGAAGAAGTTGAAAGGCGGCAGAACGCAAGGCAACCAAAAAGAGCGCATTGCGGTGCTGAATGAGGAAGGTTACTACGCAGTGGTGTGCAAGGGTTTTCAAGACGCCACTGGGACTATTAAAAAATACATGGCAGGCGAGTTATTGATTGCCGATAAAAAGGAGAAGGCGTTGTGAGTGAGATTAAAACAGGGCTTTGGCAGAACAATCTTGATGGTAGTTTTATCAAAGTTAGAAGCGTTGGGCTTACTGTCATTAGCTATAACGACGAAGGGTGCAAGAGTGTTTACAACATGGGCGTTAGCGTGTTGCTTGATAATTATCGATTGTATAAAGCTGATAAGCCAAAACCAGACGTTGACGACACATTCAACGATGACACACCAATGCGCCTCATTGGTATCGCAGGACCGGCACGCGCAGGCAAGGACACGCTTTGTAGCTACATGCTCGATAACTTAGATGGTATTTGGTTGCGCTCATCGTTCGCTGATCCGATTAAAGAGATGCTACGCGCTATCGGCGTGGACTGTAGTGACGATAAAAAAGCGGTAGTAAGCGATGATTATGGCGTCACACCACGTCACATGATGCAGACACTGGGCACAGAATGGGGCCGTCAAACTATCGACAACGATATCTGGGTAAAAGCGTTTGCGCGTCTGAACGCTGGCAAGTGTGTGATTGTGCCTGATGTTCGTTTTGAAAATGAAGCGGCGCTGGTGCGCGAGCATGGCATATTAATTCACTTGGTCGGACGTGGTGGTATCGAGGGCAGTCATGTGTCAGAAAACCCTATTAACTTCAAAGAGGGTGATATCGTGATTGATAACTCAGGTAGCTTAGGTTTTTTGCGTTGGCAAGTAGATAACAATCAATCATTGGATGGGTTTATTGAAGGGGCGAGCTTGTGAGTGATATTGTTGATTTATTAGAGGTGCAAGGCTGGCTGACTGGATGGGGTGACTTTTGTAATAATCGCGGTACTGTAGGTGGCCATCTGGGCTATCAATCGCCGTGTGCAATCATCATGCGTGATAATGTAGAGCAGCAGAGCGCAAGTATCAGGCCGGTGCTGTGGAATATGGACGATCAGGCGTACTACACGCTGATAGACCGCGAACTAGCTGGCATGAGACAGTCAGGTGACAAAGAGCTTATGATGTGGGCAAGTCTTATACGTCGTTATTACTTGTATGGCATGTCTTATACTCGCTTGAGTAAGTCGGTGGTCAGTAAGTATGAGTATGGCGAGGACACGAAGATACAGGCTCATGTGCGCAAGGTGCAGAGGCACTTGGGTAATGCGGAACGGCATATTTATGAGGCTATCTTGGAGTTGGTTTAAACTATGTGTCACTCAATATACGCCCGCAAGCCCCACACCCGCCAGCAACTTAACCCCATGAACGCTCAAATCAAGTGTAATTGCGTTAATTTACGTGACGCGCTTAAAATAGCTTGATTATTGGCACGACTTGGGGTAACTTTGTGATATCGTGAACGGGTAGGTCGATGGATAAGAGATTGTGTATTCACAATCCGCCAGACTTACCGCACTAAACATATTTTAAAAAGCTCATACCTTAACCGGTGTGGGCTTTTTTTGTGGGTGATTTTATGACTATTCAAACAGTAAACTTAACAGTTCCGGGCGGTGACACGCCGCGAAGTGCTAATACCAAGATTAATGCGAATTTTACAGACCAAACCAATGCCGCTAGTAAACTCGTAGGCCCAGCAATAGGGCAAATCCCGTTAGCGCAAGACGTACATAAAGCATCAAGACTATACACAACCTTAGACTACCCCTCAACGGGTAATCTTGATATTGATTTGCAGCCAGTAGGCGATGTGTGGACACGGGTTTCAGGCATAATATCTTCAGTAGGGGGTGCGTCGTGGACAGTAGAGAATATAAGGGCACACCACTCTACGTCCAATTATAGCTCACAGCTAGCTTATAGCTATTCGGGCACTAATTTTGCCATGCGCTCATACAGAGGTAGCACTTCAACCTGGACAGAGTGGGCAGTATTCTACAATGACAAGAACACAACAAAAGAGCCAACAACAGGATACTTAAAGGCTGCAAGCCCTATTTTGCACTTGTTTAATGACGATTTGGTGAAAGAGCATGAGGCAGTCGAGCAAGATATTACGGTAGACAAGCTAGGTACAGGCGACTACCTAATCAAAGGATCAACAGGGCTTAGCGACGAAGGTTGGAATTTGTCACCGCCTAAAGATATTCACGGTAATGTCTTGTGTTTTGTGGAAGCTACAGAGGCAGACGGTAATATCAACGTAAAAACATATAAGCGCAAATTTGACTTTGATATTGTGGCAATTGTAGCAGATTACGACCAACCGTTTGACATTCCCGAGGGTCGTAGTGTTGACTTGCGTTTAAACAACTTGCCAACACAGCCAAACTAACCCATAACCCTTTTGACTCATAAGTATCTGTTTGCTGTGAGTCTTTTTTACATGCGAGGTAAACCAGAGAGGTGCAAGCATGGCAGATAATATTTGCGGTGCTAAGACACGAGCTGGCAAGCCTTGTAGGAAATCGCCCGTCGAGGGTAAGAAGCGTTGCCGATTACATGGCGGGCTGTCAACTGGACCCAGTAAGGGCAGTAGAAACAATCTAAAGCATGGCATCTACAGTCGTATCTTTGATGACAGTCAGATAGACGATGCTATAGCTATGCAGGGCACAGTAAGCCGCGAGCTTGCAATCGCACGCATACAGCTTGCTAATTGCTTGGCTTATCGTAAAGCGCAGGGTGACACGCCAGCGCTGGACGAGATTAAAGACGAGACACTGGCTGACGAAGAAGATGAAGATGTCGTTAAGAAAGCTCGCGCTAAAGATGCAGCCAGATGCGGTGAATACTATGATCCCGATGAGGACGATTACGGCGGGCAAGAGTCTGAGCCGCTAAAGCGCACTAGGGTTTATCGCACACGGGACTGGGCAAACGAAGAAGCCCGGCTGATTAACTTGATTGCTAAGCTTGAGATGCAGTTAGTCAGACAGCAAATCAGCGTTGTCGAACTTGAACAGAAGAAAAAGGAAGCGGAGAAAACACCGACTGGCGGTAAAGAGAAAGACTTGGATGATATGACAGATGACGAACTCGACGAGTATGCTCTTAGACTACTCAGCGGAAAGTCTTAAAAACTATCTGCCGTATCTCACGCCAGCGAATAAGCGCGCACTGATTAAGGTTATTAAAGAACGTCAAAAGCGTGAGCAGTACAAGCTATACAGTTACTTCCCTGATGACGGACCGTTTGCAAGGCATGGTTATACCAAGCACTTATCGTTCTTTAGTGATGGAGCTTACTACGGCTCGCGCTTATTTATGGCGGGTAACCGTGTCGGCAAGACGATTGCGGGCACGTATGAAGATACGTTGCACGCAACTGGCCTTTATCCGGAGTGGTGGGAAGGCAAGCGCTTTGACCATCCAACGAAGGGCTGGATTGCTGGCAAGACCAACGAGACGACACGCGATATTCTGCAAGTCGAGCTGTTTGGTAACGTCGTCTTTAAAGATGGTGGCAAGAAAAAGACCATAGACGGCACCGGGATTATTCCAATTCACTTGATTGACCAGAAGTCTATCCGGTGGAAGTCTGGCGTTGCTGACCTAATCGATACAGTTAAGGTCAAACATACCAGCGGTGGCTGGTCGTACATTGGCTTGAAGTCCTACCAACAAGGCCGAGGAAGTTTTGAGGGTACGGCGATGCACTACATTCATCTGGATGAGGAACCGCCAGAAGAAGTTTATACCGAGTGTTTGACGCGGACAGCAACGACACGCGGCTTGATTTATATCACGTTTACGCCACTGATGGGCGTAACACCGATGGTCAAAAACTTCATCGAGAAAGCCGATGAGGGGATTACCAGTGTTACTCGCGCTACTTGGAACGACGCACCGCATTTAACAGACGATGACAAGGCAAACTATCTAGCGTTATTTCCCAAGCATGAGCATAAAGCGCGTATGGAGGGCATACCTTACGCTGGCAGTGGTCTTATCTATCCGATTGATGAAGATGAAATCATCATTGATCGTTTCGATATACCAGCACATTGGCCGCAAATCAAAGGTATGGACTTTGGGTGGGATCACCCAAC